GTAGTAGCTGACAAAAGACTAAATGTATCACCACTATTATCCCAACCCATAAATCCAGTTCTGGCAGAAGACCCATCATGATAATGAAATTCAATACCTCTATCTTTTCCATCATCAGAAGCTGGAGCAACCGTACCACCAATTACTATGACAGGGTCTTCATGAACAACTGTAGAAGTTGCTACAGTAGTAGTAGTACCATTAACGGTTAAATCCCCAGTAATTATAGTGTCTCCACCAACTGTTAAATCGGAACTGAGTTCAACAGTACCAGAAACCTTTAGTCCTTTGTCAGTTGTATTTGGAGGGGCAATCTCAAGGAATTGCAATTTAGCATCTCTATAAATACTCATTGTATATATTTTAAAAAAATGGAAGAAATGAGTTTGTTTATTATCTTTATACTATATAAAGATTAAAAATAATGACAGGTGGTATGTTACAAATAGCCGCATATGGCGCCCAAGATGTTTATCTAACTTCTAATCCACAAATCACTTTTTTTAAAATTGTTTATAGGAGACATACAAATTTCGCAATTGAATCAATCGAACAACAATTCAACAGTTCCAATAGTATTGACTTTGGAAGAAAGGCATACAGCACAATAGAACGTAGAGGAGACCTTATTACAAATGCCGTTCTTGAGATTAAATTACCAGCTCTTGACCAAACTCAGGATGGATCATCCTATGTCAACTGGGTAAATGGTATTGGTAATGCCCTTATCAAAGAAACATTTGTGAAAATTGGTGGATATACTGTTGATAAATACAGCAACGAATGGCTTGATATTTCTAGTCAATTCAGTGTTCCAACTGATAAGAAAGATGCTTATGACGAAATGGTTGGAAATAGATATGTAGATGCTAGTTTAAAGAGTATGTCCAATGTTGCTAGAACTTTCTATGTACCTCTTAAATATTGGTTTAATAATCCTGGATTGGCTCTTCCTATGATTGCTCTAATGCATCATGATGTAGAACTACATTTGGAATTGTCTGACCTTGCTGATATGATTAAATCCGATGTAGCACTTTCAGCACCCGTTGATACCTCTGCTGCTACTGCTTCTATTACTAGTTGTAAATTGTATGTTGATTACATTTACCTAGATGTTGATGAACGCCGACGTTTTGCCCAGATTAGTCATGAATATTTAATTGAACAAGTACAGGAAATGAATTCTGAAAATATACCAGCAGCTACTACTAGCAAAAAGGTTGACATTTACTTCAACCAACCAGTTAAGATGATTCAATGGGTTATTTCCAATGATACTTATACAACTACTGGTAGCACTCTAAATAACAATAAACCTTTCTTATATGAAGCATCAAATTCCATTGAACTAAAGGATACATTCTCAACAGCAAAACTTTTAATGAATGGCGTTGATAGATTTAGTGAAAGAAATGCTGCTTACTTCCGTCTAGTTCAACCATACCAATACTACAGAAAATGTCCTGCTAAACACATTTATAGTTATACTTTTGCTCTAAAACCAGATGAACACCAACCATCTGGGACATGCAACTTCTCTATGCTAGATAACGTTAAAATGTCAATGACCTTCGATGCTACTAACCATACCGCATCTGCTGGTAAGATTAAATTCTATGCTGTTAGTTATAATGTTCTCCGCATTATGAATGGTATGGCTGGTATTGTATATGCTTAAATTCTTTGTGATTATTTGTTTTTCAATTCATTTTTCAATTCATTTTATTATTAAATTTTTATAATAAATGTATAGTTATGTTTATTCTAGTAATTTCTCTACTTAATCAAAGTATTGGTAATTCAAAGTATTGTTAATTCAAAGTTTTAAAAATTCAAAAATATTATATACTATATTTAATCTAGTAAAATGTATATTGGTTGGGATATTGGTATTAAAAACCTAGCATATTGTAATTTGGAAGTGCTAGGTTCTTCACAAGAGAAAAATGGAACACATATAACACTAAATGGGATAACATTTAATATAAAAGACTGGGGTGTTATTAATTTAGTAGATGACTTAGCAACTAATAAAATATCAAATGGTGAAATAATTTTAACTAGCAGACCAAATATTAATTGTTTTGCTCCAAAGATAACTAAAGGAACATTTCAAAAAGATAAAAATGGAAAAGAAGTTCCCTGTAATAAAAAAGCAATCTATTGTTTATCAAAGAAATATAATGATGAATATCGTGGTCTATGTGAAGCACATTATAAAAAACTAGAATTAAAAAATTTACCAGAAATCAACAATAAACCAATATGTTATTATGAGGAATTAAATAATACTACAACAAATATTACTAAAAAATGTAAAATGAAAGCCCAGTGGTTATTCAAAGAGCATTTATATATTGGATTATGTACTAAACATAAAAAGAAATATCAACTAGATAACAAAATAAAAGAAACAACATTTCTAAAGACTGGTAAAGCTAAAAAAGCAACACATATAAATCTGACAACACTCGGCTTATCATTATATACTAAAATGGATAATAAAAAAGAATTACTTAATGTTGATACTGTATTATTGGAAAATCAACCTGTTCTGACAAATCCAACAATGAAATCCGTTCAAATGTTATTATATTCGTATTATATTCTCAAAGGGATAAAAGAAAGGCAAAATGTGAGTGATACAAAGGAGATAAATGAAATTAAATGTTATATGGCTTCAAAGAAAAACTCAGTTATAAAATGTTTACCAGATAATATACAGCTTGAAATAGAAAATAAATTACAAAATGTTAAATCTTCCTATACCAAAAATAAAAAGGCATCAATGATGATAACATCACATCTAGTAAATGAAAATCCATTATGGGGAGATTTCTATAATACTCACAAGAAAAAAGACGATTTAGCAGATGCTTTATTAATGACTATTCATTATATTCTCTTTAAAAAAAATGGAAATGCTATTAATAGTGATAATGATAATGATAATAATAGTGAGGACAATATCGAAAGTGATAGTGATGACAATATCGACAGTGATGTCAATATCGAAAATGATAATTTAGAAGACTAGATACCAAATTCATTTAATATAACTTTGTATAAATTTATAAAAGGTTCTGTCATATATGCGATAATATTATTTTTATGATTTTTTATATCAGTTATTATAGCATTACAGGGAATTGAACAAGTATCATCATAATAAGTATAAATATCTGTATTATTCTTAATATTACGGTTATCATTTACGCTATCCATATTATTTTATAAATATCTCAATGTGTTTCGTTTTATTAATTTGTTTTAATATTAATTTAAATCAATTTTAAACAATATTTTATACGTTTCTATTAATTTTTTTTAATGTAAAGAAATGACAATATAAACTAGACAATGGATTTTGAATTTAATCTTGATGATGGTGATATGAAGTCGATTAACCTTGATACTTCGACTTCAAATACACCAACAAACTTGAATCTTAGTAGAAGAACAGATGCTGAACATTCTCAACATCTTAATTTAACTAGACCTACCACATCTCCTAATCTTGGAGCATTTGATATGAGTGGAAATAACGGAATTGTAGATGATGACGACTTTATTGGTTTATTAACAAACAAAAAGAAAATTCGTTCTGATAGTCCAGCAGCACCTAATCAAAATAAACCAGAACCTGTAAATAATACTACATATAGCAGACCAGAACCAGTATCGGAAACAGAATTAATGTCAGATTCAATGTTTGATATTGATTTAGAGGATATTGATTTATCCCAAGAAACCTCAAATACTGTTAATCTAGACAATGACAAATTTACTGCGGATAACTCATTTAATATTGGTGGTGGAGGTATGTCAGGACCATCATTTCCCAATTTATCTCCTAGTCCAATGCCAGGTTTTTCAAAAACATCATCGTTTGGACCAGATACAACCGCATCTAGTGCTCATATGTCATTTGAAGACATCCAGAAGGCAAAGTTTGACCTCATTTGTAAATTTGAAAGATTACGCGATAAGGGTGTTCGTATCCCAAAAACATTTTCTATGTCATCAGACTATGATGAAATGCAATACGAATATAGTCGTCTAGTTCATCAACGTAAATTAGATAATAGTGTTAAAGCACAAAGCCGTATGCTTATTGGTTTAGTATCAGGTATTGAATTCTTGAATACCAAGTTTGACCCATTTGATGTTAGACTAGATGGTTGGAGCAGTAGAGTAAACGACGAAATCCACGAATATGACGATATATTTGAAGAATTATATGAGAAATATAAGGACGCTAGTGATATGGCACCTGAATTACGACTTATGTTCTCGCTAG